TTCAGCAATGTTGCCTGTGATAGTTGCTTCCATGTCTCTTTTTAGCTCTTTAGCTTTTTTAGCTATTTGGTAAGCTAATTCAGATGCTCTACCTGCTTTGTCTACAGATTCTTGAGTACCAGTAATAACTACAGTTTTATCCATAATTTGTGTACTGTTAGAAAGTCTAGTAGTTGCAGTTGATGCATCTAAAGTTGCTTCATCCCCTTCAATAACAGCGTTGTTTGTAACTGCTGATGCTAAAGAGTCTGTTTGCCATTCGTGTAGAACTGCAGTTGCTTTTGTTTTAGCTGCAGAACTAAGGAAAGGCGTATCTGTTGGTGAGATACTGTAGATAACGTCAGAAAGATCTTCTCTTTCACCGACTGAATCATACGTATCAAACGTGTTAGTTGGTTGTGCCATTGTATTATTTCCTTTGTTGAGATTTAAGATTAATCATATCTGCTATTGCTGACTGAGCATCTCTTATGTGACCAGTCTTTCGTAGCGTCTTGATTTTATTTCTTACTTCCTCTCTACCTGAACTAACATTCGATTTAGCAACACCAGCTTTTAAAACTTTTGGAGCATTAGCAACCTTTTTAGAAACTATAGGTCTTTTATCTTTTTGAGATTTAAAACTCATAGCATCTTTTGCTACCATTAAAAATCTATGGTCTGCAAGGCTACCAATTTCCTGGTCATTAAAACCATAATCACGTAAAGTATTACGCATATTAAGTTTAAAAGAGTCAGCTTTATTTGGATCGCTAAACTCTGGTATTTTTGTTGCAGCTAATTCTTTTTGTGCTTCAAGGTAAGTCTCATACTGTTGAGTTTGAGCCATTCTTGCTTTGTCTTTTAAAGAATCAATGTGTTGCTTTTCTTGTCTTAATTGAAAGTCAAGTCTAGCAGCTTCAGTTGGATCTTCTTGATAAAGTTTAGCAAGATCTTGTCCACCTTGTTTTTGTTCAACAAATTGATTAGCTGTCGAAATTAAATCGTTTAGTTCATTTAAACGAGTATCGTAAGTTTGACGCAAACTATTCTTTTGAGTTTCAAGATCTCTCTTTTCCATCCCTAAAGTATGAGTTTTTTGTCTATAATCCGAGTCTCTAGAATATCCTGCCTTCAGTTCATCGAGGCTCACCTCAAGCTCTTGACCTTGTACTTTAACTCGGTGGAGCTCTGGTGTCTCTAATTCTGTTGGTTGTTCTTCTGTGATTTCGGTATTTTCAGATTCTTGTTCAGGAGTTTCTTTCGACTCAGATTGACTCTCTTGAACTTCCTGTTTCTCAGGAGTTGATTCTGAAGGTTCAGTATTAGTTTCTGGTACTTGATTGTCCTCTTTAGGATTCAGTAAACCTGAAATTTTTTCTGCTGCACCTTGTATATTTTCTTCTGCCATATCGTTCCTTTCATGGTTGACGAATTTGAAGTTGCGTTAGCTTAACTTCGTTTATTTAGATTCTCAAGATCTACTTGAGCAAGTTTTCCACTAGACATGACACTAAGCAAATGCCCTCGGATTTTATCTACCATATTAAAGGCTACCCAAAGGTTTCTTCGCTTGTCATCATCTGCGAAAGATGTATTAAAAATCTCTTGTCTATAAATTTCTAAGAGATCTTCAAATGCTGTCTTTAGAAGGGGATCGTCCAGTAGTTGCTGGGCTCTCTTGCCCTCCCTGATTATTATTTCTTTGTCCATTGTTAAAGAATTGTTGCTGTCCTTGTATTATTTTACCCATTAGATTACCAGATGTTTTTAAATCATCTGCTTCTAACATACTTCTTCGTTTCAATTCTAACTCATCAATTTTAGTATTGTATTTCAATTCCATTTCTTTGATAGCTAGTTCGTAATCTAGAAGTGCTTGTCTCATTTGACCTTCCAATCTCTTAGCTTCTGTTTCAGCTTTTAACTGTGCACGTTGGTTCTCACCTTGTACTTGAGCTAATGTTACCTTCTCAAACTCAGTTGGTGGTTTAGGAGGTATTGGAGGCATTGATGCTGCACCTACTTCTGGATCCATAAAGTATGGTTCTATACTATTTAGACCTGCGTTTTCAACTAATTTTTTCAAAGAGTTATAAATATTTCTAAGATTAACCATTGGGCCATGAACATTCTGTTGTAGATTAATTGCAGACATTTGTCTTTCTAATATTGCATTCATTAATATTAATTGTTGTTCTTTTGATCCAGTACCTAATCCTACTTCTACTGTAATATTAACTCTGTCTTTCCATTCGTAAGGTCTCATAGGTATATATTTACCTCTGATTCTTACTATTTTTTCTTTATTTTGATACTTGCAAGTAAGTTCAAACATTTTTAAGGCTAGATCTTTTACACCAGTCTCAGCAAAGATTCTGGCGATTAACTCCATTCTCATTTGTGATTGTGTCAGAATTTGGTTCTGGCCAGTTGCTGTACTATTATTTAGTGTGTTTGCATCTAGCCCTTGTGATTGTCTTGTTATTCCTGTTCTAGTTTCTTTAACAGAATCTAGGTAAGATAACATACCACTTGCTTGTTCAGTAATCGGTTGTGCCTGTATAGGCATCATTACATTTTGAGGTGGTTGTTTAGTTCTAACAATTCCTCCAGGACGATTAGTTAATAAGTCATCCATTGCAACTTGTCCATCTTGGACAGCTACTCTATTGTTATTTGTTAGATACATATTATCTAACATTTGTCTCATAACAGTAGATTTAATTAATTGTATATCTTCTACTAATTCAGCTACACTTCTTCCATAGAATCTGTGTGGCATTATAACTGGAGTCATTGATACAAATGGCATTGTATCTATTTCTTCCATGTCTAGTAATTTTTTAGCATCACCTGCTACAGTAATTTTTAATAGTTCTGCTTTACCATCACCATCTACATCCATTCTTACATAGCATTCATGAACTAAAACATCTTGTGTACTTTTATCACCATCTGTTTCTCCATGAGAAAAATCTACGCTTTGGTGTCTAGTAAATTTATCTTCAGTATAATAATCTCCATCACCTGTTGGTAGTGATGCTACTACATCTGGATCATATCCCATTTCAACTAATTCTGTTCTTGTTTTGTTCACTCTATGACAAACAAAGTTTGCAGTATCAATGGACTTACATCTTCTTTCAATTAGAAATTCTTCAGGTGGAACAGGATCTATTCGAACCTTTCCATATAATTTTGTTCTATGAATTACTATATCGTGTAAAGGAATCTTATCTATTTCTTTTCCTCTATCATCTGTAATAGCTTCTTCGTATTGAGTATGATTAGAAACTTTAACTTCTGCATCTGCAACAAGATCATTAAATTCATCATCTGTTAATCTTGTATATTCTTCTCTTTCAGTTTTAGCTGCATTATCCCAATATACTTTTAATATTCCATTTTTTTGAATTAAAGCATCTTTAAATGCAGTATATAAAGCTAAGAACCCATCGTTCTCTTTATAAAAGATGTAGTTTAAATAGTCAGAACATTGTCTAGCCATTTCTTCATCTTCAGGCCCCATACCTTCACAGTTAAATACATTATCACCTGATGTAAATATTCTCATCAATGATGGCATTAAACTTTCTACTGTATCTAAAACATCATTAGAAACAACTTGAGATCTACCTTCTTGTTCATTTCCAAGAGGTGATCCTAAATAATATTCTAATGATTTTTTTCTTCGAGCTACTAATTCACCACCTATATAACCTGATGCATTATGTATTTCTCTACTTAAAACTGATAATATTTCCTGATTTGATTTTTTGTTTTTCTTCATACTATGTATTTCGTATCTATGTTAATTGGTTTATCCCATTCTGATGTATCAATTGGATCATGAACACAACCATACCTAAAGGCATCACTTGCGTGTGAGCACCAGTCATGTAAGGGTTTATTCTTAAATACCTGGTTCTTATCATCCCATTGTTTTCGATACTGTCTTAAAGCATCTAATCCTGTTTTACATTTCTCTCTATCAAAGTAGCAGTCTGGCAAAGTATTTCTCACAGATTCAATTCCATGATCTACTTCTAACTTAGGTGCTACTTCAAAGTCAATTCCTAATTCGTTTGCTACTTCTAATCTTGACTTACCTGTTCCTAACTCACGTGCCATTATGTCATGAGGTGCTATATGTCTACTATATGCGTAATCTTTTTCTATTAAGACATTTGCATAATGAGCTAATGATTCACCTGATGTTTCGTAATAGTCTATCAAATGAAGTTCTTTATTAACTCTTTGTGCAAACCAAATAGCAGTTGAATCTCCTATCCCCAAATCCCACCACGTTTCCACACCTACATTTTCGTCTACAGGCACGTCACCGATTCTACCATCATTATCGGCTTTAGTTATTAATCTTCCATAATAACTACCAGAGACTGCTGCAGTAAAAGAGCATTCGAACTCTTGTTGATACTGTTCCTCAGTCATAATGGAACGTGCCTGTTCCAGCTCATCATCTGGAATTACTTGTGTGTCAGACGCTTTGTATAGTTTCCCATACCAATCCTTATGACCTCGTTGAGCATAATCATAAACTTCCCAGAATTGATTATGACCCATTGGTGTTCCTATAAATAGGACTGAACCTAATTTATCAGAAACAGCTGGACGTATAATTTCTGTCCACACTCTTGGAGACATAATTGCGTATTCGTCCATGACAACTTTATCAAAGCCCATTCCACGAATACTATCTGGATTATCTGCACCAAATATTTGAATACGTGATCCATTAAAGAGATCTATTCTTAATTCTGTTTCGTTTCTACTTCCACCAAAATGCATTAGTGGTTTTGTATAAAATTTTAAATATTCCCAAGCGATAGCTTTACCTTGTCTATACGTGGGAGCTATAAATGCACATAAACTTCTTTGTTTATCTGCTGCTGTTTTAATTAATTCGTTAATAGCTAATACTGATTTACCAAATCGTCTATGGCATACAAGAACACTAAACCTTTTTAATGCATTATGTACATCTTGTTGGTAAGGTCTTGGCTTATAAGGTATTTCTACTTCAGCGACTTTTTTCTTAGTCGTCTTTTTGCCAGGAGACTTTGATTGCGATTGGTTCATCTGTTCCTATTTTCGTATTAGTTGATGCTAATCTCGCATGAACAAATGGTGCTGCCTTTTCGGCTGCATACATTTTACGTTCAGGTGAGCTCATAGGATTGTTTAACACAGATAATAAATAATCCAAAGGAGAATGTTGGTATTTTACTGCCATCTCCTCCATACTTTTCCAATTCTTTTTTGTCTTTGCACCAAAAGGTCTACCAGCTCCAGGTCTTTTACCACCATGGTTTACTTCGTTTTCATGACTAATATCTTCGCCATGTTCCTTATGGGTTTTATATGTACGCTTTTCTTCCATTAGATCCATCTACCATTATGTTTTAATTTTTGACCTGTCATAGGTGAATTAAACCATTTATTTGCTTTTGCTTTTTTAGCATTTTTAGCACCCCATATTAATGAAGAACCTATAGCTATACCTGGATTTCTTAATGCAAGTTTACCTACACCAGTTGCTATGTTAGCAGCACCTTTAAATAAACCTACAGTTGGAGCTACATAACTTTTATAATTTTTAGCAGCTACTGGTATTACTTTTTTATTAATAAATTTCTTACCAGTTTTAATGTGCTGTTTAGCTTTAGTTTTCCAGTTACCACTTACATTTGTACCTGATGATGTTGGAAATATTCTATTCATATTAGTATTTTCTCACTTTCTTACCAGATTTTTTAGCGTATGCTTTAGCTTTTTTCTTACCAGCTTTAGTATAACTAAATTTTTTCTTACCTACTTGTGGCATAATTATCCTCTTTTTTTAGATTTTTTACCTGCTACATAAGCACCACCCACAACAGCTGTAGCACCTGCTACTTTGATTCCTGTTTTGTAGTTCTTAGGTAATTTTTTGTATTTAGCACTCATTTCACTAATAGAGCTTGTTGCGTCTTTGTATATTTTAGATTGTTGCATTTTTCCAAATGCGTCCATACCCTTTGCTTTAGCGTCAGAACCATAAGATTTTACTTTATCCATAAAAGTAGGTTTCTTCTTAACAAAGAGTTTAGCTATTTTACTTATCATCTTAATAGTCCTCTCATAGCAGCTTCTCTGGTTGTTGGCATAGGCATATTACCACCTGGTCGTTTACCCATCATTGCCATTTGTTGTTGAGCTTGAGGGTTCTGCTGCTGTAACAAACCCTTTTGCTGTTGTTGTTTAGCTTGTTCAGGCATAACTTTAGCCCTAATAATCATAGCTAACTTTTGCCCTTCTTCAGGACTTAAGTTAATCATTTGATCTGCTAATTTTTCTAATTT